AGGTATTAAAAAAGAATTTCAATACAATACAATAATAAAATTTTTAATGGGTGATTTGCTTGAATCGGTTGCTATAGCAGTTATGAAAGGGGCGGGAATTGAAATAGAAAAATTACAAGAGCCAGTGTCCTTAAAAATAGGTGGTATAGAATTAAAAGGTACCTATGATGTTAAAATAAATGGAAGAGTTTGGGATATAAAATCTGCAAGTCCTGCAAGTTTTAATAGTAAGTTTGGAGAATGGGGTAGCTATCATAAAATAAAAGAAAATGATTCTTTTGGATACATTATGCAAGGTCATATGTACAGTGAGGCTGACAATTCACCTTTTGGTGGTTGGATAGCTATTAATAAAGTTACTGGTGAATTTGCTGTGTGTGAGGCTCCAGAAGACCAAGAAGAAGATAGAAAAGATATGTTAGAACAAGCTAACGAAACAATTAAAGCACTTACTTCTAACACAAAATTTGAAAAGTTGTTTACGGATATAGAAGAAACTTATGTACCTAAATCTGGTAAGCAAAAAGGTATAAGATTACCTACTGGAAATACTACTTTAGAAACTACCTGTGGATATTGTGAATTTAGAGCATATTGTTGGCCGAAAGCAGTACTACACGAAAAAGTTACATCTAAAGCTAAATCTAAACCCCTAGTTTGGTACAATAAATTAAAAAATACTGAGGTAAAAAATATATGAATGTATTATGGTTATCAAGTCCCTTTCGTAAAGATGATATACTAACTAATAAAGAAGCAATTTGGGTATATAACGAGAATGAATTGCATGAAGGTGGTGGTGAAATGAGAGAATTTATGCGAAGTGCAGAAAATTGTCACCCTTTAATAACACGAGAAACAATAGGTAAAGATGGATATTTTAGAGAAGATAACATAGCTAGAAAATCACGAATGATACACAACTATTTTAATGCACTACATATACGAATAAAACAAGGAAAGTTAGCTATCTTAAATACAATAGAAATAAATGAAGCTATAACTGAAATGGAAAAGCATGCACCAATTTTAGGTGATATATTTTCTAGTAACATAGACAAAACCAATAAATTTAAAATGAAAACTCTTATATGACTTTGAGAAAAGGATTTAGGTCTGAATTTGAAAGAGGGTTTGCCCATTGGTTGATAAAAAATAATATTAAATATGAGTATGAGAAATCATATGTTGAATATCAACCAAGAATTAAAAGATACACTCCCGATTTTTACCTTTTCAAACAAGATATATTTATAGAAACAAAAGGATTTTTTGATTCCGCAGACAGAAAAAAGCATTTACTTGTCAGAGAACAAAATCCAAATATTGATATTAGATTTTTATTTGTAAATGCTAATAATAAACTTAACAAATCAAGTAAAACAACCTATGGTGTATGGTGTGATAAAAATAAAATACTATGGGCAGAAAAAAGGATACCTAAAGAATGGCTGATATAAACACAAAAAATAAGTTAGCAATGGAGACAGAAAAAATGTCTTTGCTACCTAATAGATACTACCTTGTACTACGACCTATAGACAATGGACAGGGGTTTGATGCAACAGCATACGACACAACTGACCCTAAAGAGCCTATACCTTCAGCTTTTTTTGTTTTAAAAGGCATTATGGAAACTCTAGACACAGATTTAGAGGGTCTAGTACAGAAAGGTCAATTAGCTGTAATGGATAGGATGGTTGAATTAGAAGAAAAGGGGGATAATGTTACAAGTGATATGATATCAGATAACATAGAACAAGTAAAAATAGGAAAATTAAATTGAGTACAATAACAGAAAATAAAGCTACTACAATTAAAAAACTAAAAACCCATGATTTTTCTATAACTAACTTTAGAAAAGATTTATCTTATGGAAAGAAACATGAAAAACTTGTAATGAAATCTAGAATGGATTATGAGTTAAAAACAGATAGATTGGCTCATAAAACAGGCAATGTATTTGTTGAATTTGAATCTAGGGGTAAGCCTAGTGGTATATCTACTAGTAAATCGGGTGTTTGGATATTTAAAATTGTAAGTAAGGGAGATAGACATTTATTTTCTATTGAAATTCCTTTATCAAGATTGAAAAAAAAGGTAGACAACAACTACAATGTTATGTTAGGTGGAGATAATAGAAGTTCTAAAGGGTATTTAGTTCCTATAACAGATTTAATAATAGTATAATGACAGATAAAATACAAGCACAAGTACACGAACCATTCGGGCCACCTAAATATTAATGAGTGTAGAATTTTGGCAATGGTGGATTTTAGGTATGGTTACAATTAACACAGTAATTAATAGTATAGTGTTTGTAGTAGGCCGTAAATTTAAAAAGGATAAGAAATGATAGATTATTTTTATTATTTATGTGAACGTTATGGAAGTAAGGTAAGTAATTGGGCTTGGCATAAAAGATGGAATAGAAGGAGAAGAAAATGATTAAAAAATATTTTTTCTTGGATGGTATGCCAAGAGCAGGAAACACATTACTTTCTACTATATTAAATCAAAATCCAGATATGCAAACATCTGCAAATAGTTTGATTATGGGGTTATTACATAAGATTCATAGTTCAAAATCAATTGAGTTATTTAATAATTTTCCAGACCACAAGTCATTGGATAATGTAATGGAAAATATAATACCTAGTTATTATAAAGATTGGAATTACAAATATATTATAGATAGGAGTAATGTTGGATTAGGAAATATTATAAATATACTAGATAAGTATTTAAAAAATGATTTAAAGATTATTGTTTTAGATAGAAAATTAGAGGATATTATTTCTTCCTTTATTAAAGCACACAAAAATTGGAATTTACCTATAGAAAATCAAGTTCAACATTTATTAAGACCTAATGGACAAATCTTTAATGGTATGGCTAGTACTAAAAATTTAAAAAATCCACAATTTAAAAATATTACCCATTTTGTAATGTATGAAGATTTAGTAAATAATCCAGAACAAACAATTAATGGGATATACAAATTTTTAAAAATACCTAAGTATAATCATTACTATAAAAACTTAAAGAAATTTAGTTCTAATGGTCTTAGTTATAAAGAAGATTGGTATTTACCATCAAAAGTAACAATAGATTTACATGACATTAAAACAGAAGATATAAGTTTTACAAAACATAAAAAATTATCAAATAATATTTTAAATATTTTGAAAGGAATTAAATGATTACAAAAGAATGTTTAGAACAAGCAATGAATTTATCTGGTGTAGATAGACAAAAAGATTATGGGGATAAGGTAGAAAATCATAGTAACATAGCTAGAATGTGGTCAGCTTATTTAAAAGTAAAAATAGAAGCCCATGATGTAGCAATACTAATGATTCTATTAAAAATAGCCCGTACCAAACTGGGTGCAGTTAGTAAAGATACTTATATTGATATGGCTGCGTATAGTGCCATAGCAGGAGAAATTAAATTTAAGGAGGGGGAAAAGGATACCAATGGTAGTTAAAATAGTTAAGATACGAAAATTAGATGATATAGCAGATAAAGATTGGGAAATAACACTAGAGAATGAAGGTAAAATACTTCACAATCATAAACATTTTTTTGAGATAGTAGAGAGAGGAATTACTAGTGAACCTCCTAAACTAGAAACCCCTAAAGAAACTACAACTAACTTAGCAATATTTTTTCCTACTGAAGAAGAACAATTTGAAGAAATTAAAAAGAAAGAAAAGGAGCAAGTAAATGAATTTAGAAAAGATGTAAAGGAATTAAGCCTCTACCAATGGAAAAAAAAATATGAAACGGGAGATACCAAGAAATGATATATGGAAAACTCAACAACAATAGCTAGTTTTGAATTAAAACTAACTACCCAAGGATTGATAATTGCAGAAAAAAAAATAGCCCCTGCAAAAGAATTTACAGAGGCTATGGATAAATGGAACTCATCTTACGAAAATACTCCGGTAATCGAGTCTATGTTAAAGTATTCAGATGAGATTTTTAATCTTATGTTAAAAGATATACAAAAGATGACTTACTAGTTTACACCTAAAATATCATAAAAAAATTAGTTGGGAAATTGGCTTATTTGTATTAACTACCTAAAGGGTTTTTAAGTTTTAATTTAAGTTCTTCCATCATAGCATCTTGTACTTCATTTTCTTTTTGTACAATAGCCACATCTTTACTTAATTCCTCAATGTCTTCTTCTAATTCCCAAGCATATTCTTCTAATTCTTTAAGAGAACTAAGAAGAGGTTTTAAATTAGCAGGTTTAGGTAGCATAGCTATCTGCTCTCTAATTTTACCTATTTCTTTAAATACTTTTGTTAAATCTACAGGTTTAATCTTCTCTTCTACTTTATTAATTCTATCAATTAAATCTACTTTATATTCGTTAGCGTATAATAAAACTTCATCAAACTGCTGTGTTAATTCTTTATCTTTTTGTTTTAAAGAAGTTAAATTAACTACTGGTTTTTTTTCTATTGCATCAAGGCGGGAATTAAACTGCCCCCAAGTATAGAACCCACCACCAATTGCTCCTATTACACCTATCAGTGCCGCATAAGTACTAAGTTTTTCCATTATTTTCATTTCTTCATTGCCTCCAATTCAAGTTGTAATCGTCTAGTTTTACTAATTGCTTCTTGTAGCTGTACCCTATGTACCTCTACTGGGTCGTTTTGTGAGTAACTTGCTAGAGTTATCCCACTATAAATATCTTTACTATAGACACTTAAATCTACTTGATTAAA